CCTGCTGCGACATGGACAATGGACACTTGGGGCGAGTATCTCGTTGCCTGTTCAGATGCTGATGGCAAGCTGTACGAGTGGCAGTTAGGCTTTTCAAGCCCAACATTGGCTGCTGCAATTAGCGGCGCTCCAACGTCCTGTGCTGCTGTGATGACAACTGCTGAACGCTTTGTCTTTGCTCTTGGCGCTTCAGGCAACCCACGTATGGTGAAGTGGTGCGACCAAGAAGACAACACAGATTGGACTCCTTCCACCACCAATCAGGCTGGTGACTTTGAGTTGCAGACTGTTGGCTCATTGAAGTGCGGTAAGCGCGTCCGTGGATTGAACTTACTGTTTACTGACGTTGATGTCCACGCATCTTCATACATTGGCGCACCATACGTCTACTCGTTTGAGAAGGTCGGTTCAGGCTGTGGCGTGATCTCATCTCAAGCTGTGGCTGCAATTGACACTGCTGCGATGTGGATGTCTCGTTCAGGCTTCTGGGTGTATGACGGTTACGTCAAGCCTTTGGCTTCTGACGTTGGTGACTATGTGTTTGACAATATCAACTACACACAAGCCAGCAAGATTTACGCTGTTCACAACAGCAAGTACGGTGAAATCACTTGGTTCTATCCATCTGCTGCATCAAATGAAAACGATTCGTATGTCACATATAACTATCGTGAAGGTCATTGGGCTATTGGCTCTATGTCTCGTACTGCTGGAACTGATCGTGGGGTTTTCACTAATCCTTTGATGGTGTCTGCTGACGGCTACATCTATGAGCATGAGGCTGGATTTAACTACGATGGAAGCACTCCTTACGCTGAGTCTGGACCGATTGAAGTTGGCAATGGTGACGCTGTGATGTCTGTCCGTCAAGTGATTCCAGATGAGCAGACATTGGGCGAGGTTGTTGTGTCATTCAAGACCCGTATGTACCCAACGTCTGACGAATCCACGTTTGGCCCATATTCAGCATCTCAACCAACTGATGTCCGTTTCTCAGCACGTCAAGTGAAGATTCGTTACACAGGAAGCATTTTGGCTGATTGGCGCATTGGCGTAACCCGTTTGGAAGCTGTTGCTTCTGGCGGTCGATAAACGAGTGATGCGCTACTGAGCTGCCAAGAGACTAAAATTCATGCAAGAGTTGCAAGGAGGAAAAGTACCAGTTTGTGTCCGTAAGGAATACATCATGTACTTTGAATACTTCAACGACAACATCTGGTTTCACACGGACATTTTTAAGTGGACGGGTGACACCAAAAGGCGTTACAGGAAAGATGTGAATCAGTTGCTGGAGTTGGTAGATTGTCCAGTTGCAGCGTTGATTCGAGAAGACGACACCAAGCTCATTAGGTTTGCCAAATCGTTTGGCTGGATTGAGAAGTGTCAAATAGTTTTGGTTGATGGCTCAAAAGCCTACATCTACGCTTCAAAGCGTAACAAAGGGGAATGATATGGGTGGCGTTGTAAGTTCAGTTACAGATGCAGTTGGTGATGTTGTTGGCGGTGCGGTTGATACCGTCAAGGACGTTGCTGGTAGCGATTTAGGCAAAGCTGCTTTGCTTGCTGGTGGCGCTTATTACGGCCTTCCTGCTTTGGCTGAAGGTTGGGGCGCTGCTGCTCCTGAGTTGCTTGGTGAAGCTGGTGGCGCATGGCTGACAAGCCCAACTGCTGCTGGCGCTACTGGGTTGCTGAGTGGTCTTTCAACTGGTCAGATGCTTGGTCTTGGCGCTGGTGCGTTGGCTCTTGGTGGTGGACTTGGTGGCAGTCAGCCATCATCTTCCACATCAAGCACAGCCATTGACCCACAAATGAAGGCTGCTTATCTGCGCAATTTGGAAGAAGCTCGCGCAACTGCTGCTGGTTTAGGTCAAAAACAGTTTGCTGATTTCAGCGGTAGCTACGGCACTGCTGAACAGCAACTTCGTAACATCGGTCTTGGTGGTGCTGGTCAAACTGGTACTGCTGAAGCATCACGCTTGACAAGCCAACTGGCTGGCTTCAAACCACAGCAGATCAAGGCTGGCACTGGCGCTCAATACATGAGTGCATATCAAAACCCATACGAGAACCAAGTTGTTCAAGCAGCTCTTGGCGATGTCGAATTGGCTCGTCAACGTGCTGGTTTGTCAGATCGTGCTGCTGCTACTGCTGCAAAAGCATTTGGTGGTTCACGTCAAGGTGTTGCAGAAGCTCTGACGAATGAAGCTGCTTTGCGCAATGCTGCAAGCACTGCTGCAAACTTGCGCTCTGCTGGCTTCACGACTGCTGCTCAACTCGGTCAAACTGATGCGGCACGTATGCTTGCAGCGGCTGGTACTAATCAGGCAGCAGACATCTCTGGTGCTGGCTTGCGCATGAACGCTGCTGGTCAAATCGGCAACTTGGCTGCACAACAGCAGAACCTTGGCATTGCTGGCGCAAACGCTGTTATGCAATCTGAAGCTCAACGTCAAGCACTGGAGCAAGCCAAGCTGGATGCTGCTCGCAACTTGTCATTGGAGCGTTTAGGCATCTCTCAATCTGCACTTGGCTTGCAACCAGCAAACCTTGGTGGCACAACTACAACGCCAATCTACAAAAACCAAAGTGCTTCAGCTCTTGGTGGCGCATTGTCTGGCGGTATGTTGGGCAATATGATTGGTGGAGCTGGTGGTGCAGGCTACGGCGCTTTGGCTGGTGGCTTGTTAGGTCTTCTGTAAGGAGTAAATGATGGCAACGACTCAAGATTTCGGTGGTTTACTCTTTGGCATGGGCGGCTCTGGCCTTGAAGAATATCTGACACCAGCACAAACACAAGGCATCCAAAACCAAGCCATGCTGCAAGCTGCTGCTGCTTTGCTTCAAGCTGGTGGTCCTAGCGCACGTCCAGTGTCACTAGGTCAGGCGCTTGGCGGTGCTTTGCAAGCTGGTCAGCAAGGTTATTCTCAGGCGCAGACAGGTGCAATTCAGACTTTGATGTCTGGACAAAAATTGCGTGAAGCTAAGACTCTTGCAGACATCCGATCAAAGATGGCTGCTGATGAAGCAAGTGCAACTCCTGCTGCTGGCATGACACCAGAAGACGCAAAGTTCAACACTTACATGAAATATTCTCAGCTTTACACACAAGCTGGAAACTTTGATGAAGCAAAGAAACTTCAAGATATGGCTTATCAGATTAAGCCACGCGCTGAAGTCACTGGTTCTCCATTTGAAGTTACTGGCGCTGACAATAAGCCTTTACTAGTGCAGCAGATGAAAGATGGAACGATTCGCACTGTTGAAGGATATGGTCCAAAGCGCGATGTTGTGCTGCAAAACCTTGGTGGTCGTACAGTTGCGATTGACAAGTCAAAGCTAACTGGTGGCGAGTCATTTGCTCAAACACTTGCACCGCAAGTTGTTGGCGGAGCTGAAGGCGGCTATTACGTTGTTGGCGGTGGTGGTGGTGCTGCACCAGCTGCTGCTGGTGGTCAACGACCAACGACACCACCAGTTGGAACAACGATAATGCGTCCTGACTATGTGCCTCCAAATGCGGCACAAGTTGCGCCACAAGCTAATGTCACTCCTGCTGCTGTTGGTCCTGTTCCAATTATTGCTGGCACTGGCCCAAAGCCAACCGAGCAATACAACAAGATGGCTTTGGGCGTATTGAACACAAGCAATGCTGTGAACAACTTCACGTCAAAACTTGAAGGCTTCAGCTCATCAGACATGGTTGACCCTGCTCGTAGGGCTGAACTCAATTCAGCACACAGCAATGCCATGTTGCAAGCCAAAGAGCTTTACAACCTTGGCGTGTTGACAGGTGGAGATGAGGAGATTTTGAACAAGGTGTTGGCAAACCCTGTTGACTTCAAGTCTGCATTGACACCAGTTTCTGCAATCAAGAAGCAAGCTGATGATTTGCAAACAGTCATCAATAATGCAAACAAGAACTTGTCAACAGTGTTCAAGCAACCAGAGTTGAAGATTCCAAAGGCTCCTGAAAAGCAAGCAGACAAGCCTGTCGCCTTGCAAGAAGGCGCGACTGCAATGTCAAAGAGTGGCAAGCCGATGATTGTTCGTAACGGAATTTGGGAGTATGTCAAATGAGCGCAGTTCCTGAAAGCGATTTGCCTACTGGTATGTCAATGGCTGTTCCAGCCTCTGACTTGCCAACTCAAAGCGCAGGGTTTAGCCCTGTCAAGATGGCGCTCAATGCGCCACGAAGCCTTTACCAAAACACTCTTGGCGGGCTGATTGAAGTTGCAACAAGCCCTGTGCAGACTGCATCAAACTTGATGGATGTTGCTGCTGGTGGCTTATATAACGCAACACCTGAAGTACTACGCAACTTCATCAACAAGTTTGAAACAAATCCAGAGGCTCGCGCAAGAGCAGTCAACATGGCAAACATTGTTGGCAAGGATTACGCTAAGACTTATACAACTGGTGAAGGCTTCAAACAGACAATGCAAGAAGACCCATTCCGAGTATTGGGCGATGTGTCATTGCTTGCTACTGGTGGCGCTACTGCTGCTGGTAGAGTTCCTGCGGCTGCATCTGCTTTGTCTAAAGTTGCTCGCGCAACAGACCCAATGATTGCTGCTGGTACTGTTGCAAGCAAAGCATTGCCAGCAGTTGGCAATGTGACTGCAAACGTGCTTGGTCTTACGACTGGCGTTGGTGGCGACACCGTGAAGACTGCTTACGAATCTGGCGTTCGTGGCGCTGAAGCCTTCAAGCAAAACATTCGTGGCGAAGTCGCTAAGACTGACGTTCTTGATGAAGCACGTCAAGCCTTGCAGAATATGCGTCAAACAAAGTCTGCTAATTATCAGCAAGGCATTGGAGTGACAAAGGCTGATACTACACAGCTAAACTTCACGCCTATTACTGACGCTTTCAACAATGTGACGGCTTCTCTTTACCAAGGCAACCAATTAAAGATTGGTGCTGATGAGTTGAAGAAGGTGAATGAAGTCGGTGACGTAATCAATGAGTGGTATGCAGACCCAACAGCGCATACAGCTATTGGCCTTGACGCATTGAAGCAACGACTTGATGCTATCTATCCAGACAGCCCAATGCAAAAGCAAGCGCAGCGTGTCATTACTGAAACCCGTAAAAAGGTTTACGACACGATTGTTCAGCAGTCTCCTGACTACGCCAAAACAATGTCTGACTATGAACGCGCCATCTCTCTTGAGAAAGAGATTGAACGCGCTTTGTCGTTGGGTAAGAACGCTTCTGCTGACACAGCATTACGCAAACTTACATCGTTGGCACGTAACAACGTCAATGCAAACTACGGTTATCGTCTTGACTTGGCCAAAGCCTTGGA